CTCTCACAACTACCCCCTACCCCCTACCCCCTAACCACTAACCCCTATCCCCTAACCCCTAATCCCTAACCCCTAATCCCTAACCCCTAACGCCATTAAGCAGCACCACTTCTATACTTACCTTGTAGTACTCCCTATCTATGCTCTCCTTGGTCCAGCTCTTGATAAGCCCCTTCCGACCATACACATATACCCAGTCGCGTATATCTATGTCTTTAAACAGGTTCTTCTTCGCAATAAAGCTCCAGCTCACCTCGTCACTCCCTATACGCATCTGATACCAGTCCTTAAGATTGTTCCCAAGCTTCGGCGGCATCAGCTCTGACAAATATACAGCCCACCCTGGCTCCCCTGGGTAACCATTCTCTTGGTAGCCTACAAGCGCCAAGCTCGTATTATCTCCCTTCAGTGGCATTAGGTGCTGACCTCCCCTATACGAATGAGGGGTAAGCGCATACCCATTAATCGCCACTTCATTCACCCCTACCCTACGAGTGGTATCCGTACGCACGCTCTCCTGAGAGATATACGTATCGGGTATCTTATCCTTCGGATCGTCTGTCTCTGGGAAGGTCAGCACATAAGCCCCCTTTGTCCCTTTCTTAACCACGGGGTGCAACACCTCATACCGTGATAAGTCCTTTATATAGTAGCGATCCCATATCCCAAACATGTAGAATCGCACCACTCCATTCTCTATCCGAAAATCACAATTGAACCAGTTCTTTATCACCCGCAAAAGCTCCCCAAAGGTCATATCTGGCACCGCACGCTTCAGATCCACCACATTCGGATTGATAACCTTCTCTATCAGGTTCCCGTCTCTGTCCCGCTCCCCTATGATATTGATATATAGTTTCCAATGCGGATTCCATATCCCCTCCACTTCGAAGCGTATATCACTGCGGTCTCTCACCTCTATCTCCTGGGTGAAGGAAACCCTTTGCCCATAACGCACCACCCCTTCTCTCAGCACCACACCATCCTGCTTAAGCCGATACACAAGGGGCTTTTCTCTTGGGATTATATAGGTCGTATCACACACCACGCGCCAGTGCCCCGCTGTCTCTAAGGACTCTTGCATGAAGTATTTCCCATATTTATTCCCATATATTTGCTGCTCTTGTACAAAATTCGTGATCTGTGGCTGCATCACCTTCTCCTGCTGCTGCGTACTCAGGTAGTAGTCCGACCCCGAATATACATAAGCGCTGGCTATATAACTATTGTTGTACAAGCCGCTTACCTGCTCATACCCCGCCGCGGCAAACCCCTGCTCTATCAGGTAGCGGAGCGAGACAAAGGGGTGTATGATATTACGCGTAATCATATGATCATACCCCGCCCCCTCATTGTTATCGGTCATCTCATGTACGCGGTGATTTAAGAACCCCATGTACTGCTCCCAGCCTGCACCCTCTTTTTTTAAACCAATACTCGGAAACCGATAATCCACATCATACCTCCTTTGGATACACTCCACCTCCCACGCATGCTTATAGATATTCTCTACCTCCACGCGCTTCAGTGGCAAGTCCCGCAGCTTCTTGTCAAAGGTCGCAAAAACCTCCTCCCCCGTCTCTATCTGCGCCTCTACCTTATCCCCCTCAACCGAGATAATCTCCAGCACACCCTTATGTACCCGCCCCTCCATTTGGTGCTTTCCGTGATAACGCCGCTTTAGCCCTATGGCATTCACCGAACTATAGTTGCCTAATATCTTCCTCAGCTTCCCGTCTAGGTAGAAGGTAAAAGGAAAGCTATACCCCACCGAATAGCTGTCCTTCATGCGGGGGTTCTCTTGGTGATAGCTGATTTTTACTTCACTCAGGTCTAACTCAAAGTCATCTGTGACAAATACATCTCTCATCTGCTCTTACTTCTTTGTATGGATTCACTCAATACGTCTAAAAAGTCATACAGCCGTGTACCACTGCACTCGTGCCAATTCCCCAAGGGCTGCACACTGTCCATGGCCATGGCGGCAATCACCTTTGAAAAGGGCGTATACCCTCCCTGCCTTTGGAATATCGGCTTTTCGTCTTCTTCGCTCGCCTTGGGAAAGATAACAGGATAACGCCCTATGATATACTCCCTTATGCAGCGGTAAGCATACACGATCGCCGCACGCTTGCCTTGACTTATGCTATCGGTAACCTCCGCTATCTTGGGCAGCAGCAAGGGGTCAAACGCCCGCCCGCCCCAGCAGTACAGGCTTGCTACTAACTGTTTGGCATACAGTGCGTCTCTTCCCTTGCTATATTTGTAAAAAAGCGCGTCCGCTACCGAAAACTGACGGATCGTACAATCACTCAGCCGCACCATAGGCGTACGAAGCCCGTCCCAAATGTCGGGGAAGGTATATAAGTCCCTATCGGTCAGCAGGAACTTGCCAAGGGGCAGCAGCTCGGCAAGGGGGACCTCTCCCAGCAGCTGCCTCACCCGCTTTTTATTGGCTTTGGAGGGCGTATTCATAAGCAGCACCACCAGCATCTCCTTGTAGCGCGCCTCAAAGTCCCGCCCTTCCTCCTCCATTCTAAGGCATATCTCCTCCTTCTGCCACTCCGTCAGCTCAGCATAGCTCTCAGCACAATGTATGGCTATTTCACCCATCGCCTTACGATTTTATAGGCAAACCATAACACCACGACCAATGCCAGTCCACTTATCCACCACACCAAGCCCCGCCCCACCCGCTGTTCTTCTCTCTGTATGGTCTCAGTCGCTTGCCACTCTTCTTTGGCTTCCCTTACCTGCTTCATGTGCTGATGTGCCTCCACTGTCTCCGCCGCGTGTGCCTCTTGGCGAGCTTCCTGCTTCATCTTGATAACGGCTTTCCCGCCCTTGACCTTCAGCACCTCTATATAAGCCTGCTCTCCTTTGTCGTTCTTCACTATTCGCTTTTCGCTCTTCACTTCCAGGCTATCCCCTTCCAGGGTAAGCTCATAGCTGTGTGCCTGCCGCAGGTCAAAAGTATGTACTTCCCCCCGCTGCTGCGCTTGGGTTATGCTATCTGTAGCCCTCACCCCTACGGCTTCACTGGTCTCTTTCCTCGCTTCACTTGTCACTTTCTTGCTCCTGCAACTACTAAGTAGCAGAAGAGCTAAGAGTAAATACATAATCTTTCTCATTCTTAAATGTTTTTATATTCGTCTTTAGCGTTAAAGCAGGGGCATGCCTTTTTTACTCCCACAAAGTCTCGGTGCCCTTGTATTACGGCATCGGGGTACAACTTCTTGAGTTCCTTAAGGAGCTTTATAAGCGCCTCCTTCTGAGCGGGTGTGCGGGTGTCTTTTGCCTGATATATCACTTGATTTTTAACTAATTGCCCATGCGGCTCGCACCCACCTATGTAACAGATCCCAATACTATCCTTGTTATGACCCTCCACATGGGCGGGTATTTTATCCACATCACGGCCCAGCTCTATGGTGCCGTCCAATAGGATTACATAGTTGTAGCCTATCTCGTTGAATCCACGTTGGCGATGCCATAGGTCTATGTCTTTAGCAGTGTGCGGACGCCCCTCAGGTGTGGCAGAACAATGAATAACGAGGTACTTAATAGTTCGTTTGCTTTTTTTCATGTTGTTTGATTTTAAATATTAATAAATATTGCTGAAATACCCGTCTTCCACTCTGTCTCAAGCGCATAGGGTAGAAACTTTGTGATAAATTCTTTTGGTGTCATTTTAAAAAAGTTCTAATGTTATTTCTTTGTTATAGAGTTTTTTCAGTGTAATTATCTCTCCATCTTCATATTGTAGTACGTCTCCGTCATAACCTACACGACGATCCCTTGATGTGATGGTTATATCCAAAGAATGTCGGGCATTAAAAATTCTATTCATGAAAAACTCTCCATACTTTATTTTCCTCCCATTTACCTTGAAAGAGCCTTCTTTATAGGAATAATTAGGAAAATATTTATAATCCTCATTAAAAAAAATACCCAAATTTAAATATGCGATCTCTATATTCCTATCCGGGCTATTATTTTTAAAAAAGAACTTAAAGACAAGATCATTTCCCTGCTTATATATCTCATTTCTTTCTACAGCTGCTGATGGACTATATCCAGAAGGGCCAGTTTTTGGAGCTATCTTCAAATAAGCTCTATAAGGTTTTTGTATAGGGAACAAATCTTTTATATCATAGCCTATCGGTTTTGAAAAGAAATCCTTAACAACCGTTATTAAGGAGACTGTCTCTACTTTTTCTACCCCCCCCCAATCAAAATATTGTATCGCATTCATCTTATTAATCACTAGTCACTTGTCATTTGTCACTAATCACTTGTAATTAGTCATTAGTCACTTGTCATTATACATTGCGTATATCTATATAACACTTTTGATTCCATATACTCACCACAGCAGTGGAGCCATCGCCCCCGTTGAAGGCTGTATCCCCCGTGTAGATAATCGTCTTGCCAGTACAGGTAAAAGTAACTGTTCCGCCTGCAAATACTTTTCTGAAGGACATATTACCCATATTCTTCAAGAAAGATAAATCTATATTGAGTGGGGTTGAGACAAATATTACTCCATTCTGCCATTGTTCCACAGCCGTCCAATTAGACCCAATCTCAGCACCAACACGATATACATCACCATACCACGCTAAGTCCCTAAAAGCACCGTTATCTTCATTAAAACTGGAACCATCCACCGTATTACGAACCCCTATCCTTGTCGCTGCTATCCAATCAGACTTGAAGAATTCTAATGAAGAAGCAGATCCGTTGGTTTTAAATTTCAAATAAGCACCACTACCAGCCCCTCCTGGTGAGGGTACGTTATAGCTACCTTGTTCATGGGCTATATTATTGATATTTGCTATAGGAATACTCCCCCTATACTTGAACACATCACTTACAACCTCCTGTATCTTCGCCTCTGTAGCCAGCGCTGGCTTCCCGTCTATATCATCCCAGTTGTGTCTGTGTGTGCGATAGGCGTATTCGCTGTGTGTATGCCCCAATCGTGAATATCTATCATCGTGATGATGGTCTGTGGGTGCTTTGCCTCTGAGAGCATCCTGCAAGCCCGCTATATTGGATATACCCAAAGTGTCCAAGGTACGCTTGTTCTGCTTGATATAAGCGACGATCTCCCGCAGTTCGTCCAGCTCTGTATCAGGACTTTGCAAGATCCGCATGATATTATCTATCAACTCCTTGAGGTTCTGAGCTGTCCCTGTATAACCTCCCTTGGGCAATAAACCTGATATATCCACATTCCGCAAACCCTCCAGCTTGGTGCGTAGCTCATTCGTGAAGTCATTAGTGGATAGTATCTTCCCTGGCACTTTATCCACCTTTCCATCGATTAGCGCCTTCAGATCTGCCGCCGTACCTACATACGTACCCCGTTGGAGTGCTCCTTGTAGCAGCTCCCGCTCTCGCTGGGTCATCAGCACTGGCCTATTGGTGTTAAAGGTCAATCGCATCAGCGCCTCCTGCGCCGCCTCTGCATTGTCATATACCCGCCCGTCTATCTCCACCTCACTTACCAGCGCGTCCAATATGGAAAAGTTCATATCCGCCGCGCTGTGTAGGATAAGGCGTTCTCCATCCACACGCGCCACAAAGTTCTTAAGGGCAAGGATTCCGTTGTACTCAAATAGGTACTCCTGCAATTCGCCCGTGTCAGGGCGTATCTTGTATCTCGGTGTTGGCATAGCTTATTCGTTTTTTAGTTTGTCGTCTTTATCATTAAGGTACTCCTTGATTGAGGCGGCTATCTCCTCCACATTCTCCCGATTAATGATGATTTTCCCCATCACTTGCCCCGCCTTGTCCAGTCTTACCTTGTCTTCTGCCTTCTCATAGATGCTTTTGATCTCTATCAAGCAAAGCAAAAAGGCACCCCCAAGGGTCATAAACGGAAAGAACCACAGCTGATTGCCGTAATATTGCTCAAAGTACCACACAGCACTCATCTGCATACTATCCACTACCGTAAGCGCTATCAGCACATTGTAGTACTGGGCTACCTTCCCCACGGTACGCTTATACCCATACGAGGTACGCACCTCTCCCAGACTTCGAGCTTTCCGAATACCACTCCACAAGTCCGCCATGATCATCACCAATACCAATATGTATATCCCAAAGAGGATCCACATGGTCACAAAGATTTTCCCCATAAATGATTTACTTTTTTCTGTTTTTTTCCTTCTATCGCAAAAATAAAAAGCCCCTTCCACATCGGAAAGGACTTTTTATAACCCCCTAACACCTAATCCCTAACACCTAATCCCTAACACCTCTTAATCAGCCGCTCCTCTATCCTCCCCTTTTTCCTATTAAAGTCTTTCCGTAGGGTCTCATACATCAGGTCGCTTTCCTCTATATCGTACATCTCCAAGCGCTTGAGAATGGTATCTTTGTACGGGATTTGAAACTGATGATAGTTCACCACCGCTTGTGTGTAGAGCTCCCCGCGGAAGTGCTGGTCTATGTATTTGAGCACTAGGCCCACTTTCTCTTGGGTGAGGATACACCCGCGCTTCTCGTATTGCGAGGCGTTCAGCGCAATGCGATACGCGTACAGCTCCCCGCTCCGAGGATTATACTTGTATTCCGAAGCCCTACTCTTCCGCTCTAGTATGTGCATAAGGTACAGCCCTATATCGTTATCCCCTTTCACCCAAAACGGCTCCCCGTACATCTTCCGCATATACTTGAGCAGATACTTTGGTAACAACAATTTTATTTCCATTTTCTATATTTTTTTTAACCGCTAAC